CAGTCCTCAAGGCGTACCACGAAGATCTAATGCAGATCTTACGTCAGATACCAGAGGATTGCACCCACCAACAAGATAAATTCTTGGTGGGTTTGGCTTGCCGCAAGTTCTACGCAAGCATTGACCTTTCCAACGCCACTGATAGGTTTCCAGTAAAGTTCACAGAACAAGTACTGGGACGCATCTATGGCGCCGAGAAGGCTAGTGCTTGAGTAAAACTCCTTATCGGGGTAGAGTATCACACAGAAGCTGGTCCGGTTTATTATAAATCGGGTCAGCCTATGGGTGCATACTCATCGTGAGCAGCGTTTGCTCTGTCCCATCATGTATTGGTAGGGTTGGCTGCCCTCAGGGCTGGTAAAGTCTGTAGTGAGCTTTACCACCTTTTGGGTGACGACCTTATCATATATGATGAGGCAATAGCAAAAGAGTATATCAAGCTCGCAAAAGAGCTTGACATACCCATCTCTCCGCAGAAGACATATATGTCTTCTGATTTATGTGAATTTGCGAAGAGATGGCACTATAAGGGCGTAGAAATTACGCCCTTTAGCGTCTCTGGTCTCTCGGAAACCCGCAAACGATATTCTATGTTTGCGGAGTTCCTTGAGAATCAGCGCTCTCATGGCTGGGACCTCCCAGAAATGGGAGGAGAAAGGCTTAGGCGTTTCCTTTGAAACTTACACTCGGCCGTGGACACTCAACCTGTAAAAAGGGTGTGTCAGGTCATGGCTTTGATGTGTAAGCTTCACAAAGAGTTTGTAGCTCTAGAACGAGCTCGAACCGCAATGAAAGAAGATTGCGGGAGCAACTTGTACCTAGACTACTGTGAGAAGGCAGTGATGTTTCTCAATACACTAGCTTCCCTCCCTTCCGCGAAGCTCAGGTCGTTAAATTTAAAGGACCTTGAGGGACCGGATGTCCTTGATACGCTAGATTTTGATTTCGCGTATCAACTTTCACGGATGAGACTCTTTGCAAAGGACTCTGAGGACAGCAACGCAGGACTTAAAGACCTGTGAGCTGTCCTTAGGTATGTCCAACTGCCTAAAGTTGGACTTGATCAATTTCCTATTGCTTCAAGTCTAGCTGCATTCGCTAAGTCGAATCTCGACTGGTCTGAAAAGCTAATGACCAAGGGATGAGACCCTGCGTCTAAAAGCCTTCGATTGCCCGGTTCTACCCAAGTTAAACCGTACGACCGTAATTGTTTATCAATCGGTCGACGTCTAAGGTATTTAATCACTGCGTTGCGCCAGTTGAACGCGCAACCCGGTGATAGGGAA